AGCGACAACCGCCTTCTCAAACGGAACGTTCTCCTTCTCGAGAATGACAACCACACGCTTCATGAACTGAGCTGCAAGGGTTGGCATCTCTGCCTTAGAGATCTTGAAGTTGATGACCGAACAACGTGACTGCAACGGCTCGATAATACGATCCTTAAAGTTGCAAGTCAGGATGAAACCACAGTTAGCCGAGAACTCTTCCATGAAGTTACGGAGAGCAGGTTGTGTTGACTGTGCATTAAGATAGTCAGCCTCATCGAGGATAACATACTTACGACCACCAGATAGTGAGATGGAGGAGGCGAAACGAGCAATATCATTCCGCAAGGTATCGATACCACCGTTCATAGAACCGTTGATAACGATATAGTCACAACCCAGTTCCTCACACATGGCCTTAGCAACCGTAGTCTTACCGACGCCAGCAGAACCAGACAGGATGAGGTTAGGGATATTCTTCTGATCGATAAACTGTTGGAACACAGTCTTCAGGTGTGTCGGCAGGATAGTATCGGCAATAGTCTTAGGGCGATACTTCTCAACCCAGAGGAATTCTTCAAGCATAATATATCTCCATCACAAACAAAAATTAACCGTCGTACTTAGAATTTGACTCCACAGCAATCCAGTATTCAACAGTCTCGCCCTTGAAGTGGCTGAGACCCTTAGACGAGATGGATACGTCATACTTGCCTGGAATCAACTTGATATTATCCGAACGGAATACCATACGGAATGTTGCATCGGTCTCACCGACTTCAACACTGAACGAGTCGTTGGTTGCACCCTTGGTATCCACAGCCTGCAGGAGGATGCGACCTTCGATGCCGGTTACTGCAATGTCAGGAAGTTGTGAGACACTCAGTGCCTTCATGACACGGTTGAGTGCATCCTCGGTCAGAGTGAAACGAACTTCAGGATTAGGCAGTTCGATCTCCTTGTCAGGAGCAACCATGATCAGTGATGGATCGCTGAATGCATACTTGAACTTATTACCACCCTCTGCAATCTCGACATACGAATCCTTAAGCGTCAGCTCAGGCTCATTGAAGAGTGAGACTGTACCAAGGAATCGGCTGAGGTCGTAGATAGCAAACGTCGAGTCAAATTCTTGACTGAGGAATGCACGAGCAAGGACAGACTTAGTAGGCGAAATGGTGCGTACTTGGTTACCCTGCTTAATCATAATATTCTGATTGATCGACGAGAAGTTCTTGAGGATCTGTGTAGTATTCGAATTAAGCTTCATAATATAGTCTCCATGTTAAAATGACTTATCCGCAGTCATTTACCAGTATAGCATGACTGCGGATAAGTGTACATCACTATTTTACTTTTTATTCTTCTTAAGTTGTGCAGGATCTGCAGTAGCAGCCACACCGATCTGAGCAAGATCGACCAACGAACCGCCAAACACATACATGCCTACGTGCTGCAATTGAATCCATGGGCAGAGCCATACCTTCATACCAGCATTACGTACCCACTGACAGAACATATAGTCTTCAGACAGATAACGTTCAGAGTATTCAGGACGATCACGGGCAGTGCCCTTGGCATCTTCAATAAACGCCAAAAGATCTTGGTTTGTTGCTTCTGGATTCTTATCAATGAATGCCTTAAGTTCAGGTACTAACTGCGCACGCTTAGCATCGATAGGAGTATCGAAGAATGCCATGATATAACGTGAACCATCAAAGTGTTCTGTGCGAACATGATCTGGCTTATACGACTGCTGAGGATATGTTTCAGCAAACTTGTCAAAGGTATTACGACGGATCATCATGAATCCGGTACCAGCTTCAAGCACTTCGACCGGCTCACCAAGAGGAATCTCCGTAGCTCCGCCAGCAGGATTAAAGACGTAGTCGCCTACATACTTCTCAAGCTGATTAGGATCTTCATCAGCAAATCCCTTATCAACAGCATGCTTGATCTTTTCCCAGCTGATGCACTTCTTAGGATAAGGACCTGCGATGATGTCGTACTGGTCATCATCTGGATTCTCTGACTGTAGAGCCATCAGAGCAATAACATCGTTGGCATTAAAGCCGATATCAGAGTCAATGAACATCAGATGCGTATCACCAGAACGAATGAACTCATCTGCACAATAGTTACGTGCACGAGTAATTAGCGACTCATTAAACAGGAAGTAGAATCTTACCTGAATTCCATAGTGAGTGCAAAGAGCTGAGAGGTCGGCAATAGAGCGGGCAAACATGCCCTGACACTGACCGCCATACATTGGAGTCGCGATAAAAAGCTTACGTTCGCGAAGCTTCTCGATTGGTACGTTAATTTCAATTCCCATAATTAATCCTTATATTCAGTATCATGTACATGGAGTTGCATTATTGCATAGTGGATAACCTTAAGCAGGTCCTTCCGCCATTCAGCGGGATCACCCTTACGACCGTATCGTTGGGTGTACTTCATCATATTCCCAATATTGAAACCGGTACCATGACCAGCATCAATGATGAATTCAGTTGCCTGGAATTTATTTCGGGAATAGTGCTGCTCGTAAGTAGCATCGACGTAAGACTGGATCTCTTTCAGAGTTTCGCCTTCATTGTATTTATAATCGATTAAATGCTTTGCTTGAATTCCTGGAATAAAATTATATGCTGGACCATTTAATCCTGCTGGAACTTCAATTTGTGGTCCACCACTTGGTCCGTTCTCAGTAATTACTGATGGAAAACCTATAATACTAGAAGGAATAAAATCATTAGAAACTGTTGAATATTTACTCATTATATAAAGAAGTCCTCAATAGTTGATGGTTTATGTTCAGGCAAGCCGCTCCACTTACGACCCTGCCAATGCGGATAGGAATTACGGGATAAATGGACAGACTTTGGCTTCTCCATGTGAGCAAAGTCTAGTTCACCCTTGTCGTTCATGAGATAGTCGACCCACTTGACGAACCTGACATTGGTGTCACGTACTAGTTCTTCCATTACATCCCTGAAGATGAGACGGATCTCATTACGATCTTGCATAGTACCATAGAAAGAAGTACCCTTATAGTATCCGGTCTTAGGAAGTGCACGAGATTCATGTTCGATCGGAAGTAGTTCGTATGCAGACACACTGATACCACCGTCAGACAGCTCGTTGAGTTGATCGAAGTATCTCTTGGCAAGATCCTTTGTGGCCTGACGGGGATCAGGTTGACGGCACAGATGATGGCGTACGTCGATGTTGCCGAAGTAGAACTCTGCAATCTCATGGTGAGGTTCGATGAACGACTGAAGACCTTCCTTCAGTGCACCATGCAGAGTCTTGAACGGAACAGAGTTGACAAACCAGCCTGGACGGTACATGCAGATAGCATGACTGTCACCTGCAACAACCTTGGTTGTCGGAGTCATCTGCCTAAGAGTCTTGGCAGTATTCTCAATACGCTTCAGGTTTTCCCAGTCGACCTTTGCCCAGTCAGGATGGATCTCACCCTTCATACGTGGCTCAAGCATCTCAGAGTATTTAGGATGATCGATCCACAGTGAGAAGACATTGCCCTTGAACTGAGAGTACCTAATCAGGTTGTCGATGTTACCGTAGTTCTTCATTCCACCGAATAGGTTAAGAGATCCACCCCAGTCATTGCCGTGGTAGACACAAATACTATCGAATGAATTGATATCAGGATGTATGTCACCGGTACGGTCTAGATGTACGGTGTACCCATTCTCCTCCAGTTGGTTCGCATAGATTGCAGCCTGAGCCGCACGATGCGAATGGATGTTAGAGGAGATGTGGGTGAATGGTGAGGCTACAAGTGTTTTCATATTATTCACTATACATCAAGTGTGGCATAATGTACATCTTTTTTTGGCCAGTCTCGGTAAGAATCTACACGGTCATAGATGGTGGGATCGTTAAGGACCGGTTCAGCACCGACGTTCCAGAAGAGGATGTTGCGGTCGGTATTCTTAGGAATGTACTTCCATACCTTACCGTCATATGTATCTATGCACGGAAACGGTGGCAGGTTCTCAGGCTTCTCGCTTTGTTGGAATGCCATCGGTTCAGAGATAACATCAGCACGACCAAGTTCACCGGCCTTCAGGTTACGTGATACAGCAACCGAATGGAACTTGGCATTCGGCCATGCAATCTGCATTGCTCTTGAAAGAACGCCAGTTGAGATGGCCACGTAGACTTCATCAGGTGCTTCGATCTTAGATGCAGCCTTGACAATACCAGCAGTCACAAGTTCATGTTTCAAACCAAGTGGCACAAAGAATGCATCATCATTCTGGTCTGCCCAGTCGTTGGCAATCTTGTTCAGGTTCGGCATCGCAGCAATACGATGGAATGATGCCTCTGCACCTTGTTCGATACAACATGCCTGATGATGTGAGATGCGTTGAGCAGAAGGCATGAACAACTTTACCTTCTTATCATAACGTTTAGCAACATCAAGGATAGACACACCAGCAAGACCGGTACGTGGCTGCACATACACAATGGTCGACTGATTGATCCTTGACATCAGGCAGTCACCACCACGAACCTTTGTTCCTGTGATAAGATCGTCACGAACACAACGGACACCGTCATGCACAGTTACAACTGGATCTGGATATGGATCTGTCCATGTGGCAGCAAGATCTAGATAATAGTCCTTGGCCTCTTGCCAAGATCTGTAGCCGACATCCTGGTTATATCCATCGATTACGTGGTTGTTATGACTCATAGTGCCTTCACCATTTCTTTGTACTGCTCGACAGAGATGCCTGCCTGCTTAAGTATATAGTCGTCTGATGGGTGAGACGTCATACCGTTGAAGGTCTTTACCAGACCGAGGTCGAGCATTGCTCTTTGTCTTCCGAAGGGATGATCCTTGATGCGACATGACGACCAGACACTATCAAAGCAGAGATGGTCGTAGTCCGAACCTGGCTTAACGTAATTTTCAACCCATCGGATGAAGTCGCAGCATACATCCTCTGCGTTGTAGGGGTAGGCGCCTGTATCGGCATAAATCTTCTCCATCACCTTGTCTAGGAATAGTTCCTGTTTCATTCTGTCTGTGTTGTTGGCCAGATACGAGATACACTCGACTGCGTTCGTACCGTAGTAGAATGGACTATCGAGGTTGCAGTACTCAGGATACCAGTCGCCGATGTCGGCGACCACTGCAGCATACTGGAACTTGTATTGACGAAGCCCATTGGCAACGTTCCATGCTAACATCCAGTCACCGATCTCACGAAGATCTCTCTTGGTGTTACTGCCTTGAAGCCAGTCAGCAAGTTCTCTAGCTAGTCGTGGAGCATGCTCAGATAGGTAGTAGTCTCCACCCTTCTTGTAGTTTGCACCAGCAGGAACCTTAGGGAATGCAGGGAACTGATAGCCGACAGATGTATAGAATGGATACGGATGGTGGTTCACACGACGAACCATATCCTCGATCGACATACACTCGTATAGGTGAGGAAGTAACGTGTTGTGATAACCTGATGGCTTCTTCGAGTAGTTAATGCCAGATCCTGTTACACGATGCAGGATAAAGATATACAACCATTCAGGTAGACTGAAGTCGACATGCTTGCCCGTCCAGTCACGTGCGATGTACCCGCGCTCCCGTGTGTGGAAGCCTTGTTCCATTTTGTGGTAATATGGGTGTTCAGGAGTCCATCCATAGAAGACATCGTTAACGATCTGTGAGAAGCCGGCAAACTTACGTTCAACAACGTCGTACAGTTCTACGTTTTCGAGGAGGTCATCGCCCATCTGGCTTTCAGCATAGGCAACAGTCCCCAGGTTGCACTTGGCTTGCTGATCTTTAGCCAGTTCAAAATACCGAAGATATTCGTCATAATATTGTGTCAGTTCCATAGATATTCCATTGCTAAATCGAGTTGATGTCTCTCATACTCGGGGTTATTTAGCTGTCTGTTCAGGGGAGATGGGTGAGGCATCATATGATGTGGGATATCGTCCATAGCCGATGATACGAAACCACCGAGGCATATGATCTTGTTATAGCCTCGGCAGCATTCATTAATCCAACTATAATCTATATCCGACTTTTTGTACACACCTTCTTTGTGTATAACATTCGTGAATGAGAATTGGTTACAATTAAGTTCATCCATCCATTTATGGAGTCGGATTAGTGTAGGATTCTTTTTCTTTTTAAAGCAAGGATTGATGCCAACTACTAGTACATTATGCTTCATGACACAAATACATAACGCCAGCTTCCTGGAACATCTGCTTGGTAAGTAGCATCGAATCTCTCCAGAAGTCAGGAATGTCACTAGGATATTCCATGATCACCTTCTTGATACCAACTTGGATAATGCCCTTGGCACACTCAGAACAAACAGGAAGGCCGGTAACATAGAGGGTTGCACCGTTAAGTGACACACCAGAGTTGCATGCATTATAGATGCAATTCATTTCACCATGTACTACATACTTATACTTATCCTCGCGAACATCATAACGAGCAGTTGTATCTTTGACACCGCGTGGGAAACCGTTGTATCCTTGACTCAGGATCTGACCTTTGTCACCAACAGCAACGGCACCTATTTGTTTAGACGGATCCTTAGACCAGGTTGCAACATTCTTGGCAATATCCAAGTAACGCCGTGTCCATTTATTCATTACTTTACCTTATCAAAGTGTCTAGAGTACACATGCAGGTTGCCGACATTCCAGATGATCTTTGGCCATGTCTTAAGATGAAGATCATCAGATAGTTGATTGGCAACATAGGACTGCCATGCATAATCATTACGATATCCGAAGACTACATCATTAGAACGCATCTGTACTATGGCAATCAGCTGACCATCACGAATCATATACTGAACTGCATTAGTGCACATGAAGTCTGACATACCGTTATGGTTATAGTCATGCCACATAGTAGGACGAGTATAGATCATCACAGCACGACGACTGTTAGGATTCTTTGTCAGTTCGTCGAGCACATTAAGATACTGGAATCCGTTGTCTTCACTGTAGATTGCCCAACCATAGTTAGAGTTGATCTTACCTTCAGACGAAGCAATCTGTTCCCAGATAGCCGGAGTCTTGCCAGGAATATCCTTGACATATAGAGACATCGACTTATACCACTCAAGTTCACGCTGAATGTAGTCATCATTTACGTCACCGAAGATTGATGACTCGTCAGCTTCGAAGCATGCACCGATCATCTCGATAGTCTTAACACCAGTCTTGTCAGTGACAAACCTACCCTGCTTCAGTTCTTCGATGAAGTATTCACGGATATGTTCAACTTTAAACATTCTTTTTTGTTCCAGTTGTTGCATTTGGTCCAAAATTGATCGGACGATTCAGATAGTCACGAGCAGGATCTTGGCCTTCCATCTTGCCACGAATGTACGAGACAGCAAAGCTGGCATAGTTGATCAGATCTTTGTAGGTGTCTTCGAGTGATTCGAAGTTAGCTGCAGAGCCGGACTCAAGGAGAGACTGAGCACGAAGCATCTTGCCATGCATTGTGTCATGGATCGAGTCTACACCGCGGCGATAGTGCATTGCCTGCACTACGTTTGAGTTGGGGTTCTGATAGTCTTGAGACTTCTTAAGCTGAAGCTCGATGCACTCTTGCAGGACTTTTACTGATTCACGTTCATTAGACATACTTTTCCACCTTATAATATTTGCCTTCATATTGTGAGGGCATTAATGAATCTAACACATCTTGAGCATTAAGTACATTGATAAGTTCAAATTGAACAATATCATTTTCTTGAAGAGGACGATCCTCAGGTCGATGCATCCGATAAAAACAATAGTGAGTCAAGATACCTTTATCAACGCCTTGTTGCACCCACGGGTGGGTTTTCATCTTCTGTTCAGAGACATTATAATAAAGTCGTCCGTCGATGCATTTGAAGTCGATGAAGGCTTCGTCGATACGGACGTCATAGACACATGCACCGCCAGATGTAAGATGCTCAGGCAGTGGACCAAGAACGACATTCTTCTTGATGAGCCACTCTTCGAGGACCAGACAGTCGACGTCTTTGGTGAACTTGAAGTCGTTTCTACCGCCTTGGTTTAGGCGTGACTTCATGTTTTCACGGAGTTGCAGGAATTCTTTATCGATAACCAGACCAGGCTCGGTTACGGAAAAGACGGCTTTGATTTTTTCTAATAGTTCAGTCATAATTTTAATCTACCACAGTTTTCATTATATGTACATTATTGATTTAACATCGGCATAAAATAATCAATAGATGCTCGTTCGAACATCGGGATCATTGCCACTGGCATATGAGTCATATCGACATAGTCAATGCTTATGATAAGGTCATCAAGATCATATTCTTCCATTAGTTGACGATACTTGTTACCCGAAGACTCACCAGTAAATTCAGGATCGCGATATGCACGAAGATGACGGGTTTGACGATGGGCAATAGACGAAGTTCTGCCTTCCGACTTGCCAATATATAAAACCATTAATTCGCCATCAATTTCGGCCATATGGCGATACACACCGCGCTTGAATCGAGCTCGCGATCGATCCATGCCAGAGGTTTCATAATCATATTCATCACGGTATGCGGTGAGGGAGACGTTCTTGAATGATTCAGAATCTTGCCATTCGGCTTCGATATCAATTGAGTTAAACAATTCTGCAATTTCAGATAAGCGCATGACAAATACCTTTCAAGTGGATATAAGTCACCTTACACCCACCTGAATTAATTGTACACAGTTATTTTAGTTTTGTCAACAAACCGTGGTTATTAGCATGGGATGGTGCTTTCCATCCGGGCGGTTTGATGAGGTCCGGCAACCCAAGAGGATTCGGCCGTTCAGGTTTGATGCCTACCTCCTTAGCAAGGTTAGCACGAAGGACCTTATTCCATGCCTCATATGAATCAATGCCCATTGCATCTAGTGTACCGATAGCAACAACACAGAGATCGATCAGGCCATCTACGATCTCTTCGGCATCCTTACGCTTAACTGCATTCTTGGTCTCAGTCAATTCCTCATCAAGAAACGACATACGGAAGTCAAGGAACTGCTTTAGTTTCTCAGCATCAAAGTCATTAACCTTTTCATTGACACCATAGTATGTGTGCATACCTGCAATGTCACGTACCCAATCTTCACTCATAATAATCTCCTTGTTTGTATTCTTACCCTATCACAATTATGCATTAATGTACACCTTAAACTTGTAAAGCATGTACAAGATTTAGTGCCTCATCACTGATATTTGGAAGGACGCTTAATTGACGATTCTTCAGTTTCTTGACAAGCTTCTTAGCCTGTTCAAGATGATAACGGTTAGCACGGGATGTATGAGCAATACCATCTAGATGATCGAGTTCATGTAGAAATACACGAGCCGTCATGCCGGTAAATGTCTTGGTAGATGTATCGCCATCAGGAGTCGTAAAACGAACCTTGATGCTCTTCGGTCTCTTGACCTTTACAAACAGGTTAGGATACGATAGACATCCTTCCTCAAGCGTGACCATTTCAGATGATGTATCAACTACGCGTGGATTGAAGACACCTATGATCTCCTCTGCCCTCATCACAAATGCACGTGTACGCACACCGATCTGGTTAGCTGATAGGCCCATTCCTTCATTCTCTCGCATAGTTTCTGCAAGATCGTTATATAGTTCTACAGGATCAACAACCGGATTCTTGAAGTCGAATGCCGGCATCTCTTCCTTGAGTATCGGATGGTCTTTGCCTAGGATAGTAACAATCATGCCATTTATACTTTCTCTTGTTTTATTACTGAAAAATTGCTATGTTTTTCAAATTTAATAACAGAATGGAATTTATCATAAAGCTGATCACCTTTATGACTAATAACAAAGATATTTCCATCTGTTATATTTGATAGGATATCCATAAGTGTATCGTTGCCACTAGTATCTAATGACGAGTCAAAGACTTCATCCAGGATAAGAAGGTTGGTGCTAGCACTATTCCGCAACTTAGCAATAGCCCGCCAGGTAAACATAAGAGCAAGATCAAGACGGCTTTTCTCGCCTTCGGAGAAAGATGCATAAGAGAACTCATCTCTAAAGCGCGATTTAATCTTTTCATTAAAGTTCTCGTCCAATTCAAACTGGACAAAGAAGTCCATAGCCGCGAGGTATTTATTAATAAGTTTGTTCATGATGGGAACATATTGCTTAATAATTCTTGTCTTGATACCAGAGTCCTTGAGCAGGACACCGGCAACTTCGATTACCTGACGCTCGTTAGCCAGTTCTTCCTTGTACTTCTGTTGTACAGCAAGATGGCTATTAAGTACACTTAAATCTTCCTTGCTCTCATCGATTACACCGGTATTCTTCTCAAGACCATTGATCTCAGTCTCGAGAGTACGGATACTGGAGTTCCATGAACGGATGTCAGAGTTAAGTTCGGTGATCTTGGTATTGATGGCAGTGATCTCTTTGTTGATCTCTGTGATTTGGTTGACACGCTCATTGATACTATTGATTTCGGTTTCAATCTTTTGCAAAGCATCAGTAATTTCAGTCTGCTTTGATTCGCGATCTCCGATAGTTTCATTCTTGAAATCATGATCAATACCTTGACGGCATGTCGGACAACTATCATTGTCATGATAGAATGTGATCTCCTTCTTGAGGCTACGGATCTTAGTCTCAAGTTGACTCTCAAGCTCAATTAACTTAGTACGCTTAGAGTTTACCTTATCACTATCAGTGATCTGACCCAGCATGTCTTTGAGCTTATTGTTCTCACGAGTCAATGCCATTTCTGTGAGCAAAATCTCACCCATGAGTTCATCAATCAACTCTTGTTTCTGTTTGATAAGGTGATCGTTGTTCGTCTTCAGAGAGTCGATATGCTTCTGAGTCAACTCGATCTTGTTCTCGATCAGGTTTATCTGATAGTCAGTATCAGTGATAGCTGCCTTGTTTGTGACAATCTTTTCTTTGAGAAGATTGTTCATGGTAGTGAAGATCTGGATATCCAGAAGATCCTCAATGACCTCACGACGAGCATGAGCAGGCAATTGCATGAATGGGAGATAATTGGCACTACCCAAGATGACAATTTGGCCAAAACTCTTGAAACTTAATTTCAAGATACTCTTCTCAAGGTATTCTTGATAATCCCTGGCGGATGAATTTTGATTTATCATTTCGCCATTTTGATAGATTTCGAAGATTTGAGGTTTAATGCCGCGTTTTACACGGAAATGCTTAGAACCTACCATAAACTCGCATTCTACGACTAAATTCTTCTGTGTCATAGAATTAAGCAACTGAGGCTTGTTGATGTTACGGAACGGCTTACCGTACAGAGCAAACGACAATGCGTCTAGGATCGTTGACTTACCAGCCCCGTTTTCCCCGACGATCAATGTTGACTTGCTACGATCCAGTGACACTTCAGTAAACTGGTTACCGGTTGACAGCATGTTCTGCCAACGAATAGTTTTAAATAGGATCACACACTACTCCACGCTTAAAGCTTCATTATATAGCGTACTCAAGAAATTGTACAACACTTTTTTGTCCACTCGGGACTCAACTTGATCAACTACCTTGTTCAGGACGGTCAGTGTATCCTCAGCTTCATTGACGATGTCACCATCATCCTCCATCTGTAGGTTAAGATTATCGTCTACAACCTGAAGATCCAGTACACCAGCCTTCTCGATCTTGTCGACGAACATATCGAACCAATATGGGTTAGTCTTAGTATGGACAATTAGTTTGATATATGAGCCAGCATAATGATTAAAGTCAACATCCATGATCTCATCAAGAGTCTTGTCCTGATCATGATAGTGTACCTTATTGAACATCGTCAATGGGTTACGAATGAATTCTAGTTCCCTGGTTTCCGTGTCAAAGATATGAAAGCCTCTCGGATCATTGTAGTCCGACCAAGACATTTCATAAGGAGCCCCCAGATAGTTGATATTACCACGAGTAGACTTATGATGAAAATGGCCGGAGCAAACAATGTCAAACTTATCAAAAATCTTAGAATCGAACCCATGGTCATTTACTGCTCCTTTATACATTTCAAAACCAGCGATCTCCAGGTGTCCAAGCAATACTTGCGCGGAGGTGTCCCGTAGGAAATCCATACTCTCATTATAATTCCCAGAGCAAACCCAAGGTAGAACACCAATATCAAGATCGCCAAGGCGAACAACACTAGGACTATCGTAGTAGTGTATGTCATAAGTTGAATGCTCAAAGAGTTCCCTCATTGAGTTAACCTCGTTCGTATTTTTAAACGAGGTGTCATGATTGCCAATAATTACATCAAGTCTTATTCCGGAATTATCACAATGCTCGACGAATTTACGAAGGTGTCTTGCTGTAACGAAGTTGATATACTTACGCCGATCGACAATATCCCCAAGATGGAAGATATTAGTAATCCGATGTTCAGCCAAATACGGAAAGAATTGTTCATAATAAAACCTATTAAAATATGCGGCGAACGCAGGACTATCCCCACGTGCACCCCAGTGAGTATCAGTGATGAAAGCAATTTTCATTAACGCTTTACCTTAGTTTTCTTATTATACTGCATCAAAATATTATCACAGTACTTACGCACGTTCTCTAATGCAATCATATGGTTATAACGAATGTGTTCAGGAGTTTTAGTATCCAAAGCATTCTCTGCCATCTGTTGGATTAATACTGGAATGTTATTCATTTTCATCATCCTCGATAAATTTCTCTACGCCTTTTTTGGCTTTTTGTGTAACTGGGTTTTTGGCTTCAAACTTCTCAACCAATTCACCAAGCTTCTCAGATACATTTATAAAGGCTGCAGAGTAGTGTGACCGGTCTTCAGGAGCCATATCAACTAATGTGTTCATAATCATACTGTTCTCGAAACTCTTATGCTTAATATACAGTTGCTTCTTTTCCTTCTGGATTCTACGAAGGAAGGCGTAGTAGATGATCTGAGTGAAGTATGCAAACGGATTCGTAGACTTCTCAGGGTTGAAGTTGTGAAGATACGCTAGACAGTTTTCAATGCCGTCGGAGATCATCTCATCCTTATATGAGTAGCCGACAAAGTTGGGGCGTGTTGCCAAGCGGGTGGCAATTAACATGATGCACTCACCGACATATCTAGATACGATCGGGCGTGGTTCACCGGCCGCCATTGCTTCATCATAGAGTCTACGGTAGACAATCATCTCCGCATAGAACTTCTTGTTATCGATATAGTTATTTGCTTTTTTCTTCTTAACCGGATTCGGCATTGATTCTGACATGATATATCCTTAATTAATCGTTGACTTACCTACAAGTCTTTTTGAGATTGTTTCGCGCAATGTCTCTTCCATATCTTCCATATCCTTGATGGAATCTTCAATCATCTTATACGTATCAGCTTTCTTTGATGCCTCTACCAGTTTGTTATAGTACCTGGTCATTGGTTCATTAGCCGGCATCTTATAAATGATATGCATATTATCTACAACTATATACTGTCGTAAAGAAAATGTACACACATTTATGAGTTTCATGCCATTATTACCGAACTCATCCTGTGTTTCGACAATATAAAATGGATTCTGAATAGTATCAGCGCCTTCTCGTAGCGTTCGAACCTTTTCTCCAATAATCTGTTCGCCATTGGATAGTGTATAGATGTAAATCATTATAACCTCACATTGTAGATTTCATATTCGAACTTCTCGGCATCGTAGATCTTACAACGTTCTAAGAAGTGATCCAGAGTAAAGTTTTGCTGTGACTTATAGGAAAGGTCGTCAACAATATCATAAAGAACTGCCTCCTCCTTCTCCTGGTGCATACGTAGCATACGACCAATAGATTGAAGCACCTTGATCTTAGACTTAGACGGAGATGCAGCAATCATATGATGCAATTTGTTTATCGAGACACCGGTTGAGGTTGTTCCGAGGGATGCAATAAGTGTGGCATTACTTTCAACTTCAATGGCTTTGCGGATTGCTTCACGCTCGGTGGCGGTGACTTTGCCGTCAATGTAGAAGACGTTACTGTTAGACTCAGTGCTAATGAGATTATTAAGAATTTTACCATGGTCGACTATCCTAAAAAATAATAGTTTGTTTCCTGAAAGAGAAAGCGTCAAGTTTTTAATAAACTTATTACGCTTCTCATTATTTACCAAATAATCAATCTCTTCTTGATAAGTTTTTTTCTTTTTATTAACAGTTGTATGGAACTGTTTTTTAACATCGTCAGGATACTTCAGTACGATACACTTAATCTTAAGTTTGGCAACATGACCATCCTCCATCAACTGCTTGGTTGTTGTCGATCTGTACTGCGGCCCAAAAAGCCCTTCGATCGTGGCTTCGTTGAGGGGATGGCCGTCGAGGGTTCCGGTTGCACCGAAACGGTACCGGCAGGTTTCGAGGCTAGATAGGATTTGTATGAGGCTCGTTGCCTTGCATCCGTGAGCTTCATCTCCAAACACGCACCCGAATTGGCTGTACCATTGCTTTGGCATCTTGTTTTTGCCGTTATTGAGAGACTGCCAAGTAGTAATGACAAGTTCAGCAGGGATATCATTAGACTTACTGAGGCCACTAGTGCTGACGTGTATATCACCCAAGTATCCATAATCTCTAAAATCACTTTCCATTTGTCCGACTAGACCAATCGTAGGAACGATAATCAAGCCTTTGTGTTGTTGATACCATCTCATGACAATATAGATCATGAGGGATTTGCCTGATGACGTAGGACTTACTAGTGTTCTACGACCAGAACGAATGCATTTTAAGATAGCCTTGAGCTGATAGTCACGGATCTGATACTTCTCAGGGATATTCAGAGTCTTGATAAACTCAGTCAGTTCATGCTCAGATACGTTAGCATAGATTAGTTCATCATCGAACGTCAGTGTATATCCACGTGCATCACAGAACTTCTTGATCTTCTGACTCAGGCCAGCATAGACCGTACCAGATAGATTGTTCACTAAACGAATCTTGCCATCCCACATCCTAGCCTTGTATTTAGGATGCCATTTATAGTTATCTGCATAGAATGTAAGATGATCCGACAACTCCATTACGGTTGACGGATCTGCACATACCTTAATGTGAACACTATTGATGTGTTTTAGATGGACATCACTCATTAAATTCCAACTTTAAATTTCTCCCATGTAATCGCGGCGTTAATATTAAAGCCACGGCCCGTCAGGGATTTGATGATTGATTCTAGAAGCTCAATCTTTTCTTGTTGGACACCAATACGTAGTGACATATTGATTACCTCTTGATCCGCCTCTATATAGTTATTCACGTCCGAACGGATGATTTTGCCCTGAGGTGGAAGCTTCCATCCCTTGGCATGTGTCTCCTCCGTCGGTCCCATAGTAAAGAACTCATTCTTGGCAAGCTTTAGTTGCTTGAGTTCAACTTCGTACTTACGAAGAACTAACCGTTCATTCGTAAAGATCTTGAAATACTTATGGTGGAGTTTGGGGATATTCAGAGCCTCGTTGCCAAGTTCTGAACGGTCGATGTGAGAGTCCTGCTCCCACTGTGCAAAGATATCTTCTAGTTTCATAATAACCTTTATATCACGGTTTACGAATTAAGTACACCTATTTCGTAGCGCAAGAAGCGAAAATCTACCGTGCATTCAATATAGTTGACATCATTGTCCATAGTCGTAAACTGTAGATCGGAAAGTTCGATCGGGAAGAGATCGATGAACGTTGCCGATAGGTTACCAAGTTTACGACTGTTATTAATAATTAACGTAGCATCTGAGTAAAGACCAGATGTACTTTCCTTAAGTGCAGCATACTCAGTAAAACTAGTAGGCGAACCGAGCCCTTTCATCCAATTATGAATCTCAAGATAATCAGTCATATCCTCATTAACACGAAAAGTGATAGTCAACGGTGAGTAGGAGATCTTACCAGAGTTAGGAACAGACACAAATGGGGTAGCAGTCTCAGTAGATGACAGAGTCATACCAGGAAGACGAATAGTCTGCACGTTAAAGTTAAGGTTTGGTGTGCGTTGCAACACAAACTTATAACTTAATGGGGATAGGAAATTAGGATTGGTTGACTTAGCCACAGTTATATTACCTTTGAGCTGATATTATCATTATATACTGTTCTATTTATATTGTACATAAAAAAGGTGGGGGACCTTTCGATCCCCCACCCAGTTTGTGGTTGGTTAACCAACTCTTATGATTACATAAGGTTGTTAACAAGAACGCGACGGTAGTACTTGTTTGAATCTTCTTCAAGAACTGCAGATGTCTGAGCAGCTGTAGTACCCTTAGCAAATGGATTTGGAGCCATGCCGTAGCGTGTCTTGAAGCCGATCTTTGGCTGGAAGCTGCTAGGATCGACTGCACGAACCATCTGAAGTGGAACGTATGGGCAGTAGAACAGACCAGCATCAAAGGCATTCGAACCCTTATAACCAACAACCAAGAAGTTGGCGCCAGCATATGGATCGATATAAACCTTCATACGGCCGTTAAGAACACCAGCAAATGTGTTGCCTGTGTCATCAACGTTCAGGTTATTGGTGTTAAGAGCAGGAGCGTAGTCAAGAACACCAGCCATCTGAAGAGCAGACGCAACGTCTGACGAACAGATGATGATGTTACCCTTACCACGACGTGTCTGCTTAGCAATCTGGTTAGCTTCGCGTTCAATCTGGAACAGAAGACCCTTGAACTTTTCAACCGACCAACGACCGTTTGAGTCGGTGTCAAGATCGAAGACGCCGGTTGTTGTAGTTTCTGAAGCTGCACCCTTTTCAGCAGTGATGATGATCGAGCGAACAACTTCACGGTTGATTTCAGCAAGGATTTCACCCGAAAGGATGTTGCTGAGTTCTGTTTCAGCGTCAAGACCGTGAATTGCCTTCAGATCCTGTGCAAGTTCAAGCGAGTATTCAGCCTTAAGGGCACGTGTCTTTGCAGATACTGTAACCTTTTCGATACTGAAGCCCATTTCTGGGAACGTATAACCAGAATCACCAAGCTTTTCAGCGGAACCTAACAGAAGGCCCATTGTGTAGTTGTAAAGTGCTTGGCTAGCGTTGTTGTTTGCAGATGGAGCTGTACCAACTGTGTTAGCACCAACCGAACCAACTGAACCGGTATAACCAGATACGTTAGTTACGTTAGCAGAGTTTAGACCAGCGCCGAGACGCGATGCATGACCTGTGTTTGCTTCGTTGTAGAATGCTTCTTCATTCAGCTGTGTTGAGTTAGCATACTTTGAACGCATTGCGAAGATAAGACCGGTTGGACCTGTCATTGGCTGAACGCCGCAGATGTCGTATGCGATCAGGTTTGGCATCGAACGACGAACCAGTGAGATAAGCACTGGGTCAAAGTTTGAAACGTTACCAGCAACGTTCACTGGCGACTCGCCAAGAAGCTGCTGTGAAACACCGTTCATGGCATCTTCACGAAGAGCATTTTCGGTGTTTTCTAGAATTTGTGCTGTGACAGCGCGCTTGTGAGCAGATTCGATCGATGGTAGATCGGTGTGCTCAAGAACGGGCTTCCACTTATTTTGGACTTCCTCAGCTAACATTGTATTCTCCCTTTACCTTTTGGTATCTTTGGTTTTGGTATTTTATTTATTATTTTGAAGTTCTTGAAATTGACTGCACATATTGTGCCATATGAGCAGGAACTGGAGCAGCCTGCTCATTTAGTTCTTCAGCTTCTTCAGTAATAACACCAGTTGAGACAACCTTCTTGCCTTCGGCGAAGTACTTGTCTTTGATGATGTTTAGTTTTTTGACATATGTTTCAGCGTCGCTAAATTCGAGACCTTCAGCAAGTGTACGAAGCTTTTCAACCTGAGTGGCTGCAAGACCTTCGCTAACTTGGTCAAATGATGCTTCTTGGGTTGCTTCGTCAATGACTGACTGAAGTTCAAGTTGCGTATTAATCGATTCGTCAAGCTTTGCTTCAAGTTCTTCGATTTGTGCATGCAGTTCACCAAGAACGTCAATCTTTTCATCAGGAACGTTAATGTATGATTCTGCAAACAGATTACGAAGACCTTCCATAAAGTTTTCAGCAATTTCTGCACGAAGTGATGTTTCGATAGCGAGCTTATTTTCTTCAACCCACTGCTCAACAACGTAGTCAAGATATTGATCAATCTTGGTTGTTAGTTCTTCTTTGATTTCTTCAACTTCTTCAACAAGTGCTTCAACAGCTTCTTCTTCAATACGAATGGTTTCAAGATTCATACGGGCTGTAAGAGCAGCTTCGAAAAGTGTCGAAGCACTTTCCTTGAATTCTTCTGTAAGATCTTCACCAGCAAACATTGCGCTGATGTCTTCCTTGACAGCACCGAGCGTTGCACGTGGCATCTGGCCCAGAGCTGGCTTACCACCAGGAGCTGTAGCAGATGGTGTCAGAGCAGCTTCCTTGCCGATCTGTGCAAGCGCATCGTTAAGGAAGTGAGAAAGATCATCACCCTTAAGCTGTGCTAGTAGTGATGTGAAAGTAGCAAGCTTTTCAACTGTGCTTGAACCGGCACCTGGCTTCAGGGTATCTGAACCAGCAGATTCTTCGATATCGTTCTCAACGATTTCGTTATTATCCATATCTGACATTGTACACTCCTTGTGAATTTTATTTATTTATATTTGATTAAGATTTAGAAATCTGGTTGAGAAAGTTCTCAAAGATCTGTAGTTTGCGTTCTTGAAGATCACGTGATCTAACAGCAGATTCAATCTGCATCTTAGATTTGTGAGCTACCAACATACTGTTTTCCCAGATCCATTCGACACCTTCCATAATGCCGTTAACAAATGCATCAGGAGCTGAAGGATCAGCAACGATATCAGCGGCGGTTGCTAGATGGAAATCGTTCTGTACCTCGTTGATGCCTTCCTTGTTGAGACGCAGAGATCCCATACCGCGAGAAGAAACACCGAGGCGAACACCCGATTCGATAAGACCCTTGGCTGTATTACCCATTGGGGTATCAGTCAACTTTGCCTTGCCGATCCAGTTCTGACCTTCTTGACGAAGGCTTGTGATTACGTGAGATACACGATCAAGATTGATCTGCGGACCGTCGGGGTGACCTAGTTCACCAAGAGCGCGACCAGACTTGACGTATGATTCGTTGTAGCGTTCTACTTCCTTGGCAAGAGTCTCTACTGGGTACATACGACCATTGCGGTTCTTGATACCACCTTGAAGGAAGATACCTTCGATGTACATGTTCTTCTTCCCATCTTCACGGGCTTCGGTAACAACGGTTACATCTTCAGTAAGTTCAGTAATTAGTTTCATGTCTCTTACCTATTGTTATATTCTGAAGTGAATGTACCAACCTTTTGTAGTTCAAGTATGCAATAACCGTTTGCAGTTCCTACAAAGTTGACTGCCAGGTTAGCAGACTGACCTACATTAAGAGGCATGCCGCAACCAGCATAGTCTTTTTGTCCGGTTGAATCATATGTTGCAACAACAGTTGAACCTCTTAGAATCTGTACCGAACCAGCATCTGATCCCCAGAATGCCTGTGTGATATATGCACCCGAAAATACTTCATCTTGAATAGCTACACACGTTGATGTGCCATTAACATTGGTTGTTGTGCTATTACCAACAAGTACAATAGGTCCACTATTAGCTTGAGAAACATGCAATACAAATGATGAATTTTTTCTAGTAGAAATTGTAACAGCCATTATTCACCTCTATTATTAATAGCAAAGTCGAGCATTTGATCTACACCGTCTGGTGTATCACAAGCCTGTAGGAACTTTGATTTGTTATCTTCATTAAGCTTTTCAAATACTTCTAGCATAACTCTCTGATGTGATTCAGAGATATCACCTAGGCGAGCTTGTAGACGTTCTTCTTTGTTAAGTGGCTTACCACCACGTTCTGCAGAGAGCTTAGCTGCGATCGCCATAACACGGCGCTTTGCAGGTGACTTGCCCTTGAACTGTGGGGCATCAGACTTTTCAAAGTCCTTGATGTATGTTCCCATAGGTGACTTGGCCGATAGCTTCTCATCGATCTCTTCAACTGCTTCATTAGCAATCTTGCGAACCGTATTCTTACGATTATAGTACTTGCGAGCATCGTCAGCACTTTTACCGCTCTTTTTAAAGAGATCTGAAAGTTGCTTACCGGCCCTTTGAGCATATGAATCTTTAGTCGCAGCCGAGACTTCATCGATCTGCTCTTCACCAAGTGTAGTCTTACCCAGCTTTGTACGAACCATCTTAGCTAGTTTTGATGGATCTACACCAAAGTCTTTAGCTGCTGACATGACATGGCTCTTACGAACATTGTCACCATAACGCTTGATAAGGTGTGCAGCAATCTTAGCAGATTCATCAAGATCCTCGATTTCTTCCATTGTATTTTGTTTCTTGTTAGCATAGCTATCAAACTTACGAACTTGATTGCTGCTTTTAGTTTCGGCCGCACTTGGCCAAGAACCAAACTTACGCGCCTTACGCATCTTTATAAGTCTATCATCTGCTTTATCGCCAGCTCTTGTTGCTAACTCGGCAGAAAGCTCATCAATCTGTTCGGCTTCTTCGTTTACATTATGGTAGTTTTTGTAAGCTTGCGCTCTATTCTTAGCATAAGAATGAATAGCTGAATGCTTTTCAAACTGCTCAGCATCTTTAACCAATTTCTTGTAACGCGCTTTGTGCTGTACAGGAGTTCTTTTCTTAGCTTCAGAACCCTTGTCTTCGTTATCCATCCAATGAAGATTTTTATCTTCGTCGATCTGTTCGGCTTCCTCAGCAACTTTCTTCTTGCTACGAAGCATCTTGAAGTCTTGGCTGTCAAGCTTACCATTATGGTTCTTGTCGAGATTCTTTTGGCCGCCTTTTAGTTCTTCCTTGACATATCTATGTCCTGGCTTTAACTTCTTAGCAGTTTGCATATCTTTATATCTGCCGACAATCTTATCATCTTTATCATAAGCACACACTGCTTCATAGACCTTTTCGTCTTCGCCAGGGTTATAGCCTTTGCGTTCCTTACGACGATCGATAGCCTTGGTGCTGCCCTTAAAGACATCGTCACCATTGCCGTTGCGGTCAGGATTCTTAGCAGTTACGTGCTTGTCGATAAACTTCTGTTCATCGGCAGACTTAACTTTCAAGTAACCTTCTAGAAAATCTTTAAGCGTCTTCGCCATCGTCGTCCAGTCCTTCTAAATCTGAGTCATCAAAGTCTAAATCGTCGTCGTCCAGGTCTAGATCATCAACGTCATCAAATTCGTCTTCATCGATATCATCATCGAGATCGTCTTCGTCTTCGTCATCTAGATCTTCTGACTCTAAATCTTCTTCAGAAGCATAAAGACCCTGCGCTATATTAGTACGCAATGTGTCAATTGCTTCAGCTGCTTTTTCGCCCATGATATCATCAAAGGCAGAAGCAAACTTAGTTGGCTGCTGACCGATAGCAAAATTAATTAGTTCATCAACTGTTGGCATAACTTTTCTCCGTATTCTTTTTATTTATAATCAGGCTGGTTTCTTGACTACATCAGGAACCTTAGGACCGAAGTCTGCATCCTTAGGTGGTTGTGCTTCTGGTGGCGCCGGAGGTCCAGCATCACCTTCTGGTTGCATATCAGCTCCAGGCATTGGTTGACCGTCAGGCCCAACCTCTGGTTGGTTATATTGTGGATTATTCATCTCTTCTTTAATCTGTGCATCAATTTCCTTCATGTCCTCTTCAGTCTGATAGAGAACATTGCGGCGGATCCATTCATGTGAGTAGTATTTGCCGGTATAGTCATCTACATCACGGAGCATCGACACACGATCACGAAGGATCTCAGTGTTGCGAAGTTCTGCGAAGTGGTTATCTTCAGCATACTCATACTTAAAGTTAGTCTTGAACTCTGCCCAATCTTCTGAGGTAATGATTCCCTTAAGGATCAGTTGCTTCTCAAGGATACGTGTGAATAGATCAGAAAATCTCATTCTTAGGCGAGTAACAAACTTAGCAAACTTGACTTCGTCACGTGTAATTTCAGTAGCACGGCCAAAACTGTACTGTGCAGATGGATCCATACGACCGATAGGAACGTTCAACGACTTATAGAGTTTGTTTTGGAAGTACGTTACGTCATCCATCTGACCTAGATTCTGCCCACCCGGGAGGGTAGTAATCTCTGTTCCCTTACCGCCTTCACGACGTGGTAGCCAGAAATCCTCAAGCATTGTCATATGTTTACGATCATCACGGATTTCACCACTTGCTGAATCGTACACAACCTTATTCTTAAAGCGCGTCATAACATCACGAAGATATTGTTCAGCTTTAGGTTTAGGAAGGTTACCAACATCAATATAGAAGATACGACGTTCAGGTGCACGCGAGATACGATAGATGACCAATGAGTCTTCCATCGCCTTCAGCATGTTCAACGGCTTGATAGCCTTCTGGAGGTAACCAATAACAAGATCACCATTTACATTGACAAGGCCAGATGATACATTGACAATAGAATCGACTGCAATCTTAAGACCCTGGGCTCCAGTATCCTGGAAAGGTGCTACGTTATTAGGAACACCAGCAGTCTTCGAGAATCCCTTCTCGTTATAGATGTAGAACTCTTCACCGGTCTGTGGAACAGTAATATTGGAGTCTTTGGCAACTTTTCTTTTCTTGACGGTACGAACCTTACGGATCTTACGTGGATCAATATACCGAAGTTCTTTGATACCATCACGTGGCTTTGCTTCATCGATCATTGCATGATATAGTAGACGTCCATCTACATACCACTTCTTAAAGATTTCATAAGCATGCTGATTAAACTCAAGGAGGTCGACGATATTATCGAACTCTTCGGTAATCATTTTCTTAATCTTGTCAGGCTGTTCTAGATCGTCTAGATTAAGACTAACAATTTGTTTCTTAGGATCTGCAACAATGGCTTCATTAACAATATCATCGATGGCCATCTCGACCTCAGGATGCATTGCAATTTCACGATACTTATTGACTAACTCTGCTTCTGTACGAACTGCACCGTCAAGATCAACAAACGTACCATAGACACCGCCTTCAGCCACAACCATCGCGCCATCATCGGCTGCTTTAGGTGTAAATGAAGGGATGTCTACTGGTTCGACTTTCCTCTTGATTTCAAAACCAAATAATTCGGCCATGGATACTCCAATTTAAATAACAAAAAAATAAGGGGGATGGTTACCCCTTATTTATTACGCACCGCCGGCATTATCCGTAGTACCACCGCTCACTGTCCAGTAGTCATATGTAAATGTAACCTGGAAAGATTCGATTTGGTCGGTATTTCCCCAATCAAGTTCGATTGGCGAGATAACACTTGGGAAGATTCCATCAAATCTATATTCACGAATCGGTGTTCCATCCTTAGCATACTGAATTACAGTAGCGTTAGACTTATAACGATTAATATCACGAACATTGCCCTCAAGACGGTTGATTCTGTTTGACCATTCTTCCATAGCATTACGGATTAAAAAGTCTTCGTCATTGAGAACTGTTACTGTCCAATCACCGAATGTACGGTCTCCAGCCAACTTCATTTGACGACCAAAGTAGAATACTGGAATTACACCAAGTTGTGATTCTGGAATCTGTGCAGCTTGAACCATAAATGGTGTTTTGAGATCGCCAGAATTATTTGCAGGATTGTTAATACGTACCTGAAATAGATTCTGACGTGCACCGCCATAGACCAGCTGGCTTCTCATTTCGTTGATATTAAAAGCCATTTGCTTTTCTCCTAGTTTCTTTTATTTATTAGAACTGGCCAACAACTTCATTGAACTCTACACCAGAGCGGACAGCAACAAAGTTCAACTGAATATAGTTGATGCTCTTAGCTGGCTTGATATAGATGTCACCAACAAAGCGGTTGCTATCAATAACTTCTGCAGTATTGTTTGTTTCATCGCAAACAACACGGAAGTCAGTAATACCACGACGGCCTTGAATATCACGTAAGAATGGTTCAATCAGATTCAAGAACTGTGCACGAGTGAACTCGTCATTGAACTCGAACAGCATCTGATTTGCGGCTGTGGCGATTGTCTTCTCAAGAGTGATGAATAGACGACGAACGTTAATACGATCGAATGCACTTGGACGGCCAAGAGCAGTTTTATCACCAAACAGAATTGTACCCTGACCTGGCTTTGTGATTACTGGATTGATATCGCTCTTATACAGTGTATCACAATCTGTCTTGCTTGGGCTATAAGCCAGCTTAACAAGGTTCTTAATCTGGCCACGATTGTAACCAGCAGGTGAGAACCAAGGATCACGAAGATTGTCTGAACGAGCAGTTAGACCAGCAATATCACCATTCAGTGGGATATAACGGTATACATCATTGTACTTGTCATACTGATACTTATAACCAGAGTCGATGAATGCATACGAGCTATTACGAACACTCTGACGGAATGTCACAATGTTTGAAGCCTGTAGACCCTCTACATTAGTAGCACCAATAACATCGGCACGATCAGGTGAAACAAATACAACACAATCTTTACGTGTTTCGGCAATATTATCAATTAGATAGTTAGCAAGTTGCTCACCATTAGTACCGCCGCGTGCTTTACCAGTAAGAATCAATGAAACATCAACAGATGAAGCATCGGCAAACAGATCATATGCACTTGCAAGAGCTGCAAGTGAAACGTCAGTAGAATTTGCACCATCATAACCACCGATGAACGAATCGGAATAAGGAACAATTGATGTTGAATTAATAAGACCAGCAGCAGTAGTTGTAGCAGCACCTACACGATCGTTTGTTGCCCAAACATAACGCGAGTTGTCATTGATTACTGTCTTATAGAAGTTGGTTGTACCATCTTCACCGATAGCATCAGTTGCACGGGACAGGTCTTCATAAACTTCAAGGATCGTTCCAGGAGTACCCGAGAACTTACCACCTACGTCTACAACAATAGCACTTACCTGATCAACAGTTGTTAAACCACGATCTGATAGATAACGCGATGTACCAGGTGCTGATGCAATAGTGTTATAATATTCCCACTTACGTGAAATTGTATTGCTACTGTAGTTTGTTGACAGGCCATACGGAGTTTCGACAGTTACTGGGAAGTAAGCAATTGTTGGATCATTAGGAATATTGTTAGCAACAGCACCAAGGGCCTTAATTTTAAGAAATTGTTTGCCAATTAATGTATTGCCAACTTCGATATAATCACCAACGGTCAATCTATCTCTAATAACACCTGCTGCAACATATGTTTCATCCCATGTTAGTTTTGAAGATAATGGATTGCCAGCAAGATTAAAGGTAAAACCAGTTGCTGTTGAGTTGATTGAAGAAAAACTGATATTTGAACCGCCAGAAGTTGTTGATAAGCAGAAACCAGATGTGTTAGTAGACACAGTATAGTATGTAGTACCATTAGTTAGAACAACTGCAATGCCTGATGTATTCGAATATACTACAGTATCACCATTCGCAAATGGATGATTTGGTGATGTGATAAAGTTTGTAGTATTCGAGATGCTTGAAGTATTTGAAAACAGTGCCAGTGTTGTTGTTGCACCAACTGTATTTGATTCAATATAGACATTAGCGGTTGTGCTATTTACTGCAATTGAAAAACCGGTCGTAGGTCCTGGAACATTTGTTGTATTTGTATAACCAGTCAGATCCCGTGGGTCGATAGTTGAACTATACTGCGCTGCAGAATCACACATAGAAACTTTTAGCGAGTTACCTAGTTCACCAGGATAACGTGCAACAAATTCTGTGCCAGCAAAGATGGTATTTGAAGGGCCCTTATTTTCAAAGTCTTCAGCATTTTTTACAACAGTAGTTGCTGGGTTTACAGTTGAACTATTAGCAATAGCATTGAATGCTAATCCGGCATCAAAGAAAGTTAATGATTGAGTATTAACAGTTGTACTACTACCGTTCAATGCATTAGCAGATAGTGTAACACGCGTTGTGCCTGTTCTTGCAAGTGTATGGCCGGTTTGTGATGTTCCAGTCGTCAAAGTAATTACTGTACCACCGTAAGAAGCTGCAAGAAATACACCAGATGTGTTTGAATTACGCACATAATATGTTGTACCACTAGTTAGTGGCGAAACAGCAGTGTTACCGGCAGCAACAGTATAAAGTACAGGTTCACCATCTACTAGAGAGTGTGAAATTGTAATAAATCCGCTAGTAGCTACTGCAGAACTGGCATTAAACGATGCTGAAAGTGTAGATGTATTTACAGAAGCAACAGTTGTTCCATATGGAATAATTGTTGGGCTAGCATGAACTTTTTGACCTGCAGTAATACCTGTTGTAGTATTTGCTGCAAAAACAATATATTGGTCACCGCGAAGCTCTGAAGATTTATAGACGGTTGTTGCTGCTGATGTAGTTGCAGCACGAGAAACATAAAGGGCATTACCATACGAAAGGAAGTTAGCCGCTGTGAAGAATGTTTCATAGTTGTCTGATGTTGGTTTGCCGTAACGGGCAACCAGAGTATTTTCTGAATCTACCAGAACAAACTTTCCAACAGGACCCCAACGAAACACGCCGCCAATAGCACCTGTTGTGGTTGCTAGAGCCGGTACTGTTGTTGTAAGATCAATCTCGGAAATGTTAATTCCAGGGCTAACTTGAAATGCCATTGTAATCTCCCTTAATCGAAGGTGTTTAACCAGTTACTTTTGCTTTTATTTATAAAATGCCCAGATTACGAAAACAAGCCTTTAAACTCTGGATTCCATGATTGCGACATATCGATAACTTCTATATTGTCATGGTCTAGCGGTTCTCGGCCATTATCCATGAAGAATGAGAACATCTCATTCTCCAGATCTTCATCTGTTCTGTTTCTCAGTTTAAGAAGCGTATTGATATCAGTCAGATCCTTGAAGTATTGTTGATTCGACATCCATGCAAACAATACCAATGCCATGACGAGATCGTCGTGTGCACCGGGTTCTGCCTCATAGGATGCGTTCTTCTTAGAGAATCTGGACAGTTCGTAGATCGTATCATGATCATTAATAATCAATTGATATTGTTCGATAAGAAGCTTGAGTAGTGAACAGCCAACAGTCTTGGTAATTGCTGTTTGTTTCAATCCACGTTCTGCATTCTTATTAAAACCAGCAGAGATTCTTTTACCTTTCGGACCTGCCTTTTCAGTAAAGATTAAGTTATCCGATTCGTAGTCGATGTATAAAGCGTCGGCCACAGTCTGGCCGATGTCATTAATTTCCACCAGGATCGTAGCATTGTTATACTGTATCGATGTCTGATGGATAGTCTGGGTGTATTCCGCAGGCGGGGTGACGTTACTTTTATAGACACATACCTGGTTGTACGGCATTTGTGTAACATCGATTACCTGGAATGCAGAGTAATCAAGGCCCTTACCATGGGATACGTCGCACGTCATGACATACTTGTGATCCTTCTCAGGAAGAACATAAGTTGTCAGTCCGTCAGTTGATGATAGTGGACGTAGTGCAGTCAGTGTCTTCAGGACAGCACCGGAGATCAGTGTACCAGATGAACCAAGCCATGCACACTCAAATTCCTGCGCAAACTTCTCGTAGTCGAAGTCCATGGCGCCAAGTGTTTCTTGTTTCCATGCCTCATTGCGGCCAGGAACCATTTGCCATGGAACCTCAACATACTGATAACCGTTGGTGCCTTCCTTAGCACCAGTGCATGTTTTATAGAAGTGATTTAATCCATTCGGCGTGGATGTGAATAGGATCTTAGTAGTTTCACCAGACGAAATGGTCGGAAAGACGGAAGCGAAGAACTCATCCCAGTTCTCGACAAACGCTGCTTCATCGATGTATAGTAATGAAATAGACTTACCACGAATAGCCGACGAACTAGTAGCAGCAGCAATAACTTTACAGCCGTTCTCAAGCTCAATAGAGCCTTTGTTCCACTCGACAACACCTTGTTGTAACCAGTCCGGAAGTGATTCATATGATAACTTTACACGATCTAGAATTTCTCTAGCAGCATCTCCTTTATTAGCAAGGAGAGCAACTGTCTTATGTTCATTAAAGAGAACATAGTGAAGAATAACAGCTGCAGCAGTTGTAGTCTTACCAGCCTGACGTGATGTGACTACTGTAACTCGGCGGTTATTAGTTAACTTCTCAATAATTTCTTTTTGATAATCATAAAGCCGAATAGGAATCAGACCATGATCAACATGGACAATCTTAATATAACGTTCGGCAAAGTAGATTGGATCTTCAGCGCACTTTAACCATTCCTCAACCTGTTCGGCGGTCCATTCAATCTTTTTTCTGGCTTTCTTGAGCAGAGGGTTGCCATTATAACCCTTGTCAAAAGCCTTTTTTATTTTATCAAACATCGTCATTCTTAGTTTTTCTTTGTTCGAGCATCTTCTGCAGTTCGGCAGTAGATCCGACAAAAAGATTATTTGTTACCTGTTGACTGTTTGCATTTGGTTCTGTCTCTAGAAGTTTCTTCTTCTTGGCCTGTAAGTCCAGGAGGTCTTTACTTGCACCGACCATCGTATTCATCAAGGTTGAAAGAACCTCATATGCTCTAGGATGCTGTGACTGTCTAGCCACATCCATCAGGTCAAACAAAGCCTCTTGTCCTTTGCCAATTACATCCATTAGATTTTCACGCGCATAGTCAAAATCATTTTGAATCGTTGCATCTTCTGGTTTATCTTGTACCATAGGAAGATACTGTCTATCAGCGTCAGGTTGGATATTTAAAATTTGGTTTAGCTTTTTCATTATACATTACTCTCAAACTCATGAATAAATCCATAGTTATCATCTGCGTTGATTAGACGCCAGTCTACAGAATTAGAAGCATTGGATGTTGGTTGACCATCACCAGTTAATCCTGGATATACATGAACTGTTTCAGTTGCTGCTGTATTTGTCGTGTTAGCTGTTACTACATTTGCGGTAGGACGGATATTAACATCGATATACTTAATAATACCGCCATCTGTTCCATTGCCGGATCCAATATTCTTAATCGGTCCAAACAAATAACCCTTCATAGTAAAGTTAAGTGTCCAGATGATGGCGCGGCGCGTTTCAAAGTTGCCTTCGTACGTATCTTCAGTCGAGATATCATTCAGGATGATAGGAATATCCCATGGATCATCTTCCATAGATGGAACAAGATGAACCGACGCCGTCCATTCTGGAGTAAAGTATGGAAGAATTTGTTCTACGATCTTTGTACCATCCTCAGCGTTCTTGACAAGGATCGACATCTGAAACGAGATATTATAAGGGACAGGTTGATACTGACTCTTGTTATCTTTGGTCTTGCGATTCAGAGTATTGAGTTTACGTTCTGCATCATACTGGAATGTTGTCATCTCAAACGAGATACGTGGAACTGTCACAGCAACTTTGTTATCCAGATCCGGGTTGCCTTCTAGACGAGCTAGATACTTTTCCTTCGGTCCATACGATAGTGGCACCTTAATCGTCTGAACAGTTTCACCAGCTGAATCCTGACGGGTTACATAGATGTTATTGAAAATAGTTCCAAAAAGGATTACATATTTTCGTAGGGTATTATGATGGAATGTACTACCAAACATTATACATGGCCTTCGCTAAAAGGATCGATCTGTGACCAATCAAGGATTTCTTCACCCTCAAGTTGTACCTCGGTATTATCCTCGTATGAATCACCGGCTTGAGTTTCAAAATCATAACCAGATTGAATAATTTGAAATCCATCTTGATCGGTAATAACAAAACCATCAGTCGTAAGAAGACCATATGTCTCCATAGCAACATTGTTTTGTTCAATATCATCAATTTCTGCAACGCCTGTATTAAACCTCTCTGAGCTATATTCAAAGATTTCGCAGACAAGATCATACATCTGGATTGTACCCATCTGATAAAAGATAGGAGTTTGATTAACATACTTGATAATAAGTATACGATTGACCATAGGAATATAGATCAGATCGCCTTCTTGAGGACGATTAATTCCTTCTAGGCTGCCAACCTCTATCATAAAGTTACGAACAGAGATAGTAAGCGTCATCTGATCTCTGATTTGAAGATTAAACTTAGACAGGAATGTACCATCACCTTCATAACTATCGTAACTACGAATGTACATATCAATGTAATAAGACGTATTATATTCTGATAGTGCATCTTCGCCATAGATATCATCTTTGGCTACGAGTGTTCTAGGACAATAATACACATCATGGCCATAAATCTTAATCGATTCCATGACCAAGTTTTCAATCAGGATCTGCTCCTGACTATTTTCAAAATTATTAAAATAGAAATTTGTTGTCACTAATTATCCGATCATATCCAGGACAGGAAGTGAATAACTCGAGATCATCTCTTGTTCCATTTTGGTTCTTGCGTCAACGGCATCATTATAGATCTTCTCACCATTGAACTGGACACCACCAGGAAGACTCATGCCTGTGAACTTGGTAAGATTTGAACCCCACTGTTCTTTAATAAGAACTGTTGCATAGTTCTGAAGCCAACGATCATTCCATGCATCTGTATACACTTCAGGATCAACAACCTCATATGCTTCTACAAGAAGATAAGAGTTAACAGCCAGATTGCCCCAGTCGGTATCAATATAAAGTCTATCCTTATGTCGTGCATAACGAATAGGTTGTTTACCAACTAGCATCTCAGTTAGTAGAGAAAGGTGTTCCATGACCATATAGTATGGTACGATGGATACGTTTGTTAGGGTATAGAGATCATTAAGGGCGATTTGGTAACGGATGTTAAAGAGATCATCAGCGCGGATTGATGGATCGCCAATTGTGAACACGCTAACTGCGCCTAGAATGTTTTCAGGTAGTGTAATGTACTTGTTATTTACATCTGTTTGAGTAATAAGATGCTTATAATAGATTCTATCCGAACCATCAAAATGATAGTCATAATAGTAGCGCAATGCCTCGTCAATACGATCATCTACCTGATCATCATCGACGTTAATTTCAATTACAGGAGCTCCCAACTTGCGTAAGCAATATTGTTTAAATGCATTTTTTGTAGTTGGTGTAGCCATAGTAACCTCTTTTAATTATATTTATATACGTCTATTCTTTATAGTAAAATACCTTGGAAAGAAACGTTTCTGACGAGGTGGATGCTAAACTCATTATACTAGATAATGTATATGATGTGGTTGATAATGATGCAGATGATACTGCTATAGAAGTGTATCCTGCATCGCCGTCATAATATGGATCATCACTAAAGCTGAATGATGTTTGATCTATACCAATATTTGCCGAATATCCACCACTAGAAATATTATAGTCAGAATTCACAGGAACTGCTTCTGTAAAATTACTATTTGCTCTTATATATGACAATCTCTTAGATGCATTTGTATCAAGAGAACCGTTTCTATAAATGCCTGAACCATAAAAAACATTATTATTACTATCGGACAAATCATATTTAAATATCATATTAGTAGGATATCTTATAGAAGAAGTAGCAGATTGAGATATTATAACAATATTATTGCCTTTTATTTTTACACTACCTCCTGGATAAACTGGCATATCTGCTAATGCAGGAGTTGCAGCCCTATAATTATTTGCTGTACTTACAATCGTACTTCCAACCTGATATAATATATTTGTTGTTTGTAGTTTAAATATTCCATATTGACCAATATATCCACCAGCAGCTATACCAGCGCCAATAAATGGAGCGCCTTGCCGCATATTAACAACATAAACAAATGAATCTGTATTATCTATAGCAAATAATTTTTCAGAATAAAATGTACGATCAAATGTTCGTGATACATCATTTAATATTGTTCCAGAGGAATTAATTTTATATCTTAAAGTTGCCCAGACATCAACATCACTAGTATATCCTGCACACAACATCCAAAATATATTATCTGAACTATCTGCAATCGCATTACTAAAAACAAGCGGCGAGACAGTAAAGTAATCGTGCACATGGTGCTTACTCCATGCTACAGATGCAGTAGATCCAGCATCTGTTATCTTTGTTAGTGTTTTTGGATCACACACAAGAATATTGCCTCTTGTGTCACTAGTAACAGTTGTTAGAAACGTATTAGTAGTATAAAATACAGCAGGTGTTGAGTTTGATTGGGCTATTCCAGTTGAATATTGCCATACAATAATACCATTTGTGTCTAGTTTGAATATTGCCTTATTTGGCACTGATATGAATAAAGTAGAACTAGACCCTAAACTCATTCTTGGATATCTATTAGGTTCAGATCCCGTTGTTGCTGTGGTAGTTAATTGATTAACAGGTGATGTTAATTGCTTAGCCCATACAGATGTACCAGAGGAATTAAATTTCTCTATATTGACATAGTAGCTGCCAGATAATGATGTGACGTAGCAAATATACACGTTATATGTTGAATCTACAACTAATCCAGTTATAATTGCACTTGTATCGGATAAAGATTTTTGCCATACTACAGAAGGTGTATTATTAATTTTAGCAAATACATTTCTAGAACCAATATAAACATTTTCTAAATCGTCTAGATCACCGCAGCACCATGCAGAATTTGGTTGTGTGCCAGTAGTTAATGCTCCATACCAACCCGATGCTTTTGCTTGGCGAATTGCAGTATTAGTATATGTAACTGTCACGAATTAATAACCTAATGCTTGCCAGAACATTGTTCTAGACGTAGTAGAACCAGTACGAACATTACAGGTTGATGTAGTTTGAGCAATGACGTTTGGATATCCGTTAACAATATACGTAGTAGCTGGTGTAACCGTCACTCCTAAAATTGCTGTTGGAAACGATACCGGGAAGGTAACATTACCTGCTGTTGTGTTGGAAGCCACAGTTCCCCACTGCATTAATATACCATTAGGTAACCAAGCATAACCTGGATCCGCTTTAGATGAAGATCCTAGAACCATTGTATTAGAACCGATAGATAATACTGCTCCAGGATTATTATTTTGAATACCTACATTTCCATTTGCTGCAATAAAGATTGAAGTAAAATTATTGTTATTTGCTGCAATTGAAAATGAATTGCCGACCCCCGTAAACACATTAAATGGATTTATTGTTAATGTATTAGCACCAGACGCAACAGAAATACTTTGAGTGTTTATTACTAATGAGTTTGCAATAGTTACATTGTTTGTAGTTTTGTCAAATGTAAATGCGGCGCTTCCACCAAATGCACCAGAATCATTAAATTGTACCTGAGTATTGGTGCCGCCAGGTGTACCACCGCTGCTTGATCCCCAATAACCTGCGTCGCCTTTAGATCCAGTATAACCAACAGAACCCCAATAGCCAGCAGATCCAGTATAACCAACAGAACCCCAGTAGCCAACAGAACCCCAGTAGCCAGCAGATCCTGAATAGCCAGTTGAGCCTGAATAACCAGTTGAGCCTGAATAGCCAGTTGAGCCTGAATAGCCAGTTGAGCCTGAATAACCAACAGAACCCCAGTAGCCAGCAGATCCTGAATAGCCAGTTGAGCCTGAATAACCAACTGATCCAGTATAACCAACAGAACCCCAGTAGCCAGCAGATCCAGTATAACCAACAGATCCTGAATAGCCAGTTGATCCAGTGTCGCCTTTATCACCAGTTCTTACAAATGTAATAATAACATCTAAGTTATTTGCAAATGCAGTAGTGCCATTTAAGAAAGCAACTGGCACATGAAAATGGTTCACATCTTCAGTATGATAACCATTAATAGAAAAATTAGCTGCGTTTAATACATTAGCTTGCTCATATAGTTTAAATGTACCTTTAATAGCAGATGTTGAGTCATCAATTGTTTGTAAAAAGTTATAATTATTTGCACTAAATTGATCTAAATAATTAATATAAAGTATACTTGCTGAACTCAAATTTAAATTATTAAAAAATAGCACACCGGTAGCAGGAGTTGTATCAACCGTATTATTACTAAATAGATATTCAAATGAAGCGCCACCAAAGTCGCCCTTATCACCTTTAGAACCCCAGTAACCAATATCACCTTTAGAACCCCAGTAGCCTGTATCACCCCTAGAACCCCAATAACCATTATCGCCTTTAGAACCCCAGTAGCCAGCAGATCCTGAATATCCAACAGAACCGGTATAACCTACAGATCCCCAATAGCCATTATCACCTTTAGAACCCCAGTAGCCTGTATCACCCCTAGAACCCCAGTAGCCTGTATCACCCCTAGAACCCCAGTAGCCAACAGATCCTGTGTAACCCCTAGAACCCCAGTAGCCAACAGAACCGGTGTAACCTGTATCACCTCCACCGCCACCACCACCGCCTGCTCCCCAATATACTGCAGATCCATTTGATAATAGAGCTTGGCCGGATGTTCCAATGGATCCATTAGCTACAATGCCCTTGAGCGACAAATTATTAAATAAATGAATAGTATCTTTAGACATTAGACATTACTACCAGTGTGGTGTTTGAAATTGTAGATGACATATAAGCAAATTCTATAGGTGTTGTGACAAATGTAGCATTAGCAATATATTTCTTAAAAGTATTTGTAGATGTAACTACACTATTTCCATTCCTACTTGCAATAACTCCATTTGAGTTATAACTTAAAGCTAATTTATTTGTGGTATCTTGAGATCCACAATTGACTGTGTTTATAAAAATGTTATTAGATGCATCTACATATATTCTGTTATTTGCATCAGTAGAGTTAAAACTTAGAAGTGTTGTATCACTTGCAATTGCATTCCATTTAAGATATATTGAACCTTCATCTTGATTATATGTATGAAATGGTACATATTCTTTTAATTCAAAATTTTTAATATAAAGTTTATTATTAATATCACCAAAACCAAATGATACAACAGCATTATCTGTTGTAGCAGAGAATATTACAGAAAATGTAGTTTCTACATTTGATGCTATATAACCACCATAGTCATTTTTACCAAAAACTGTACCAACTTCAATTCTCGATGGTCCAGTATCTCTTTCAGAAAGATAAGATTCAGTAATATTATCAGTGGTATAATAAGCTCTGCCAGAGAGAATGTATATTTTTCCAATATCTACATCTACTTGTTTTGTTTGACAGTTATCTTTTTGACCAGAAGAAATAATTATCTGGTAATCATCTTCTGACGTAATGATACTTCCGTTTATCGAATCATAAGATGTTATTATATTATCTTTGGTTTTAATCGGGCCCATCACACCAGATGTGATATACGTATTTGCATATGTAAATACATTATTATTCGACTGACGAATTGTTACATTGTTTGAACCGTTGAAGTAAATTCCAAGGCCTTCGGCTGTTTTAATATTTCTTCCACTCAAAGTATTTTCCGAATACAAATTACATTGCAATATATTCTTTTCAATACTGAATGTTGTCGGTATAACCGTAGGGGTAACATTAACAATGCCGATGTTATTTGCAATAGATACTGTTAACTCAAGCGGAGTAATTCCGCTTTTGCAAAGTGCATATTGTTGTTCAGATGCTTGAATACCGTTGTGGTTTACATCAAGAGTCGAATACCAAGTTGTATTACCGGCTGTTATATGAATTTTATAGTTGATAATCTTCTGAGTCGGTAAATCAAAAGTGTCGATTGTCTGCGAAGAAGTATCAGTAGATATGTAAACTACATTAGCCATATATTCTTCTTATAATTACAAGTGTTGTTAATTATTTATATTAGTCAAAACTGTATCCATACAATTCAATATCATTTCTGAAGTACTTCCATGTGATGTCTAACATCTCTTGGTCATACATTTTTCTATAGTCAACTGGTTCTGATTTGAATGAATTTACATTTCCTCGGTAGTTAATAAATTCATCCTTATTCACAACACCAATATGATCTGCAATCTCGGCTAATGCATCAGTTCGTTCTTCAAATTTAAAAACATTCACATCATCATTAAACATTTCGTTTTGTTGAAATAAGAAGGAGTGGTTTCCATAGTATCTATGTCCATCTGGCCAATAAAAATTATGCATAATCCAATGTTTAAATGAATTATATTCATGAATAGTTTCATTATTTTTATATAAAGTATATATAGAATATTCACGGTCATATGGATTCCGTACAAATCCAAACGAATAATATTCAGTTATATTTAGATTACAACACCTAATACTAAGATGTCCATCTTTTGAAGTATATAAACCTGTCCAAGGATTAACATACCTGATAGCATTTAAACGTGTTTCAAGATAATGTGACAAGTTTGTTCCACCAGTTCTTGGATTATGAACAAATATATACGGATTTATTTCATTATGATATAACATATTAGCTTATGAAGTTAAAGGAACCGGTTATAAAACTGGCATTTGATGTTATATCACAAACAGTAGTTCCTGTGCCATTTGCGCCAGTATATTTAGTAGATGTAATACTAAATTGGGTTGGAATTGTACCAGTAGTCCTTCTTGTAATAGTTGGATCAAGTGGATATATTGAAACGTTTCCAAATGTTCCTTCATTACTTACTGATAATTTAGAAGTGTTACTTGATATTTGTGGAAGTGATACAGACATTACAGAATTTCTAATGAAACTGCTAGATCTTGATACTTTGACTGGGATTAATAGTTTTGTTTTAGTATCATAGATAATCGATTTTGGGACTCCAGAAATTTCAAAATCATGGGAACTGTTTGATGACGCAATTTCATAACACCATGGAAAATAATAAGAAGGGTCGGTATAGCCAGGATACGATTTATCACTATCACTGGTATTAAATGCTAATACAAAAATACTAGAGGGGTTTGCAACTATTTGGCCTACTATTAACATATACCTCTCTTTCGCATACGTTGATTGAGTACTATCACGGTAATCAGTATTAAAATCATAACTAGCGCTTAATATTTTATATCCAATAACTTTTCTAGTTGGTCCAAAATTAATATCCCATGCATATGAAGTATCGTCGGAGGGGAAATAACGCTGTGTCCATGCTAATGATATTTTTGAGTTCGCTGATGCCGTTTTTGAATTGTCTGGATAAGCAGCAGACGATGACATTAATAATAAATCGCCAGTAGTAATACTAGTACAGCTTCCGCCTTGACCTAGATAGTAATTATCTTCGGCATATTTAATATCATTAATATTTGAAAAATTATCTGTATTATTATAGTAAAAACATTGAGGCGAGTAATTAGTAGTGATAGTAAATTTACCAAATGCATTCTTTTGTCCGGAGGTATTGGATGCGGTTCCTGCAAATGTAAAACCATTA